GCTATAAAAGATTTTACTATGATGAATAGGAAACGATAACAAGTATGGCAAATCCTGCTACAGCTAAATACTTTACTAAAGCAAAAGATCTAGCAGCTACTTCAGGTGGTGCTAGTGGTGATATAATATATACATGCCCAAATAACCATGTGTCACTTATCACTTTCTTACATGTATCAAATGGTTCTACTAATAATAAAAAGTATAGCCTTCAATGGTACGAAGCAGCTACAACTACATATCACTTTCTTGTAGATGAACACAGCCTAACAGCCAACAGCCTAGAAGAAGTTGTACAGGGCGGTGGTTACTTAGCTCTAGCTGCAGGTGATAAGATTGTAGGGTTTGAAGATAGTAGCTCTGACTTTCATATAGTTATGTCTGGTGCTGAGTATTACCAACCGACATAACGGGGTTGCAATATTATCTGTAGTATGTTATAACTATATGTGTAAAACTACTCCTGCCTAATAAAGGTAACATAAAGGAGTAGAAATATGTTTAAAGAATATTGTAATCGTGTACTAAAAGCTGTTCAACTAGCACAACAAAGACGAGCAGATTATCAACTATTAACTAACTTGTCTGACCGTGAACTAAGTGACTTAGGAATTGGCAGGTCTGAAATAAAAGAACGGATATATGGCGAAAAACCTTACTGAAAAACAACAGGCATTTATAGATGCACTGTTTAATGAAGCCGAAGGAAACCCTGTCATGGCATTAAAGATGGCAGGGTATGCCGAAGGTACATCTACAACTGCGGTTATGGAACCTCTTAAAGCAGAGATTGCTGAACGTACTCGTGACTTTATAGCAACTCGTGGACCTCAAGCTGTTTGGTCTATGATGCAGATTATGAGATCCCCTACTGATTTGGGTAATAAAGAAAAGATGGCAGCAGCTAAAGATTTTCTTGATCGAGCTGGTTTTGTTAAAACAGAAAAGGTCGAAGTAACATCGGAGAGTCCTTTGTTTATTCTACCTCCTAAAGCAGATGAAAACTAAAACTTGGAAATTACCTAAGCCTGAAAAACTAGATGGTGAGTGGAAGTGGGAATCAATAGTTAGGGTCGGAAGATTTATACCATTTGGGTATAGACAAGACACTAATGATTGTGATATACTACAACCAATCCCAGAAGAGCTAGAGCTTTTTGAACAGGCTAAAAATCATCTAAAGCAGTATAGTTATAGAGAAGTAGCTGCTTGGTTAAGTGAAACTTCTGGTAGATACCTTTCACATGTAGGTTTATATAAGAGGGTTAAACTTGAACACAAGCGTAAGAAAGAAGCTTCAGTCCAACGTTTCTATGCCGAAAGGTACAAAGAGGCAGCAGAAAAGGCGGAAAAGCTTGAAGGTCAAAGACTCGGTGCAAGAAGCAGAGTTGACTCCAGTCACTCCGAAGTACACACCTAGTGTTGAGGAACAGGTACAAAGAGAGATAATCTTTGAACCAAACCCTGGACCACAAACAGATTTCCTAGCTTCAACAGAACAAGAAGTTTTGTATGGAGGATCTGCAGGTGGTGGTAAATCATACGCAATGATTGCTGACCCTGTAAGATACTTAAACAATCCAAATGCTCGTATGCTTCTAGTACGTAGAAGTACTGAAGAGCTGAGAGAACTTATCTCTGTATCTAAACAACTATACCCTAAAGCAATTCCTGGTATAAAGTTTATGGAAAGAGATAAGACTTGGGTAGCCCCTAGTGGAGCCACACTTTGGATGTCGTACCTTGACCGTGACGATGACGTTATGAGATACCAAGGACAGGCATTTAACTGGATTGGTTTTGACGAATTAACGCAATGGCCTACACCCTATCCTTGGAATTATATGAGGTCACGTCTTCGTACAACCAGAGCTAGTGGGCTACCTTTATACATGAGAGCAACCAGTAACCCTGGAGGTCCAGGCCACCAGTGGGTAAAGAAAACATTTATAGATCCTAGTACACCTAATGAAGATTTTTGGGCAACAGATACAGACAGTGGTGAAGTTATCTCTTGGCCGAAAGGACATTCAAGAGAAGGTGAGCCATTATTTAAACGTAGGTTTATACCTGCTACCCTATTCGATAATCCTTATTTAGCTGAAGATGGAATGTATGAGGCAAACTTGCTCTCACTTCCAGAACATCAACGTAGGCAGTTATTAGAAGGTGATTGGGATATTAATGAGGGTGCTGCTTTTCCTGAGTTTAATCGTAATATACATGTCGTAGAACCTTATGACATACCTAAAAGTTGGGTTAAGTTTAGAGCTTGCGACTATGGTTATGGTTCTCATACTGGTGTCGTATGGTTTACTATTACTCCAGCAGAGCAACTGGTTGTATATAGAGAATTATATGTTTCAAAAGTTACAGCTACAGATTTAGCTGATATGATTCTTGAAATAGAAGGTGAAGAGAAGATACGCTATGGGGTTTTGGACTCTAGTCTTTGGCACAATCGTGGTGATACTGGTCCTTCATTGGCCGAACAAATGATCATGAAGGGTTGTAGGTGGAGACCCTCTGATAGATCTAAAGGTTCTCGTGTATCAGGTAAAAACGAATTACATAGAAGATTACAGGTAGATGAATTTACAGAAGAACCCAGATTAATATTTTTTAACAACTGTGTTAATACTATTTCACAACTACCTGCCATACCACTAGATAAAAATAATCCAGAAGATGTGGATACAAAATCAGAAGACCACTTGTATGATGCACTACGATATGGTATAATGACTAGACCACGTAGTAGTATATTTGATTTTGATGCCAGTACTCAAAAATCTGGATTTCAAACATCAGATTCAACGTTTGGTTATTAAGGAATAAATATGGAAGAAGATAAAATCCTAGAAAACGAAATGATGATGGATGCTGAAACGGCATCATCAATAGACGATGTAGATAAGGACTTGTTTCATGATCCGCAAGCTGGTCAAATTGTTCAGTTTATTAAAGAAAAGTATGGCAAAGCTAATACAGCTAGGCAACTGGATGAGGAACGTTGGATTCAAGCTTACCGTAACTATCGTGGTATATACGGACCAGATGTACAGTTTACTTCTACAGAGAGATCTCAAGTCTTTGTTAAAGTTACTAAGACAAAAGTATTAGCAGCTTATGGTCAAATAGCAGATGTGTTATTTGGTGGTAACAAGTTTCCAATTACTATTGATCCTACCAAACTTCCTGAAGGTATTGAAGAGGTAGTAAACTTTGAAACTAATCCAGATATTAGAAAAGCCGTAGCTGAACAACCAGAGGGTATGGAAGAGTTACTTCCAGGAGAAACCCATCAAGAATATCTAGAACGTCTTGGTTCTATGAAACAAAAACTACAACCAGTACTAGATGATATAAAACCTGGGTTTAATGGCAGTGCAACTGCAGCTAACTTTTATCCTGCAGAAGTTGCAGCTAAGAAAATGGAAAAGAAAATCCATGATCAACTAGAAGAATCTCACGCAAAGAAACACCTTCGTGCAGCTGCCTTTGAAACTGCTTTGTTTGGCACAGGTATTATGAAAGGTCCGTTTGCAGTAGATAAAGAATACCCTAATTGGGGTGATGAGGGTGAATACTCTCCAGAATTTAAAACAATCCCACAAACTTCGTCTGTATCTATATGGAATTTTTATCCAGATCCAGACGCAGCTACTATGGAAGAAGCAGAATTTGTAGTAGAGCGTCATAAGATGTCACGCTCTCAACTACGTAGTTTAAAGAATCGTCCTTACTTTCGTGAGAATGCGATTGACCATGCACTTGCTCTCGGTGAAAACTATAACAAAGAGTGGTGGGAGCATGTTATGGAAGACAACACCGAACAGGATCAAGCAGATCGTTTTGAGGTCTTAGAGTTCTGGGGTTTTGTTGATACAGAAATTATTAAAGATCAGGGTGTAGAGATTCCTGAAGAGTTAGTAGACTCTGAACAACTTAGTATGAATGTCTGGGTATGTAATGGACAAGTGTTACGTTTAGTAATGAATCCGTTTACTCCTGCTTACATTCCTTACTTTGCTGCACCTTATGAAATGAATCCCTACAGTGTTTTTGGTATAGGTATTGCAGAAAATATGAACGATACCCAAACACTTATGAATGGTTTTATGCGTATGGCAGTTGATAACGCTGCCTTATCTGGTAACTTGCTAATTGAGATAGACGAGACTAATCTCGTCCCAGGGCAAGACCTCTCCGTGTATCCAGGCAAAGTGTTTAGGAGACAGGGAGGGGCGCCTGGTCAGGCAATCTTCGGAACTAAGTTTCCTAATGTATCTAACGAGAACATGCAGATGTTCGACAAAGCAAGGGTATTATCAGATGAATCAACTGGATTTCCATCTTTCGCACATGGTCAGACAGGCGTATCAGGCGTGGGCCGTACTGCTTCTGGCATTAGTATGCTCATGTCTGCTGCCAACGGCTCTATCCGTAATGTAGTTAAAAACGTAGATGACTATTTACTAGCACCGCTAGGTAAAGCATTCTTTAACTTTAATATGCAGTTTGACTACGATAAAGAAATCAAGGGTGATCTTGAAGTTAAAGCTCGTGGTACAGAAAGCTTGATGGCTAACGAAGTACGTAGTCAACGCTTAATGCAATTTATGCAGGTTGTATCAAACCCAGCGCTTGCACCATTTGCTAGAATGGATTATATTGTTCGTGAGATTGCTAAGTCTATGGATCTTGATCCAGATAAAGTTGGTAACAATATGTCAGAAGCAGCTATACAAGCTGAGATACTAAAACAATTTCAAGCAGCAAACCCACCTGAACCACAACCAGGCGCACCTACTCCACCTCAAGAAGGCGCACAGGGCGCTCCTGCTGGCGCACAGGTACAGGATACCAGTGGCGCAGGTGGAGGCACTATAGGAACTGGAACAGCACCTCAGCCAGGAGAACAGGGCTTCTCAGGCAATACTGGTGGTGAACCTACGGTACAATGAAGCTAGTCGTGAATAATACATTAAAACCTTTTGTAAACAATCCAGACTTCTATACTCCTTATATAGAGGAGATAGCTGAACGGATTGCATTTACTCATGTTACTCTAGAACAATCTAGAGAGCTAGATGAAATCTACAGACTGCAGGGTGAGATACGTGCATTACGTAGTCTGTTAAAACTACGAGAAAAAATAAATGGCTAATTTATCTTTAGAAAATGTACCATTTTTTAAGAGACCAATAGGTGCTAGTGAAGACGATCAAATTATAGGTTATATGGATGGTGATAAACGTTTTCCTATTTATCAAAATGCAACTGGTAGTCAATATACTATAAACTTAGCTGAAGACCAAAGAACTGGGATGCAACAATTTAAACAGGAAACCTTACCTGTTATAAAAGATTGGATTAAAAACCCAACTGCACCTTCCTTAGATCAGATAAAGGAGATGGGATCAGCCATTGCAAGTTCTGTATACGAAACAATCAGTATACCTAAAGATTTAATGACGGGTAAAAAGTCTGCTATGGATGTAACCTACCAAGATGTAGCTGACATTGCTACAGGTACAGGGCTTGCGTCAGCAACTTTTAAAGCTCCTGAAGGTGCGTTAAGAGTTTTTGGTGGAGCTAGTGCTAAGAGTACTAAAAATCTTAAAGAAGCTCAGTCGTATTTGCAAGATGAAATGAAAAAAATAACTCGTGAAAATCCTACACCACCTTCAGATCAATTTTATTGGGCAAACTATAGAACATGGAAAAAGACTGGTTGGTTTATTGATCCTGAAGATAAGCAGTGGCGTTTTGAAATTGACGACTCAGCTTCAAAACCTAC